CCCGCCGATCATATCCGCGCCGGTTCGACGCGTCCGGAAAAGCTGCCGACGATCATCATGGCGGGTCCGCAAACAATCAATCTTGGCCGGACTAGTGGTGGTTTCTACCTGACTCGCGTCTATTTCGACCTCCATATCTGGGCGCTGGAAGACGGCGCGAATGTCGCACGTCAGATCGGTGCTGCGGTGTCGCTCGCGCTATGGGACGCGCCAGCGAGCGCGACCGTGGGAATCGACGCCTACGAACGCCCGAGCTTCACCTACTTGCGCGACCCCGACCCCGAACGCGCCTTCTGCCACGGGGTCGGCACCGTCGAAGGTGCAATCAGGTGGATGGTATGAGGATGATCCGAGCAGGCAAACTTGATCGGCTGATCACGTTCACGCGCGAGATCGAAGAGGTGGCGGCCTCGGGTGCCGTGTCGAAGTCATGGGTGACTATTGCGACCGTCCGAGCCGAACCGATGCAGCGTAGCACCGAAGAATTTTTGATCGGTTTCGGAGAGGCCAACGCCGGCGGCGCAGTATTCCGCATCCGGTATATGGCCGGGGTCGCCACCACCGACCGCGTGATCTGCGACGGCGACACCTACGACCTTGACGAGATCATAGTGCTTGGACGCAAACGCAGCCTTGAGCTCCGTTGTTCGAAGGCCGCGTCATGAGTGTTCACTCAAGGGGCGTGAAGCCGCCCCTGATGCGCGACACAGACGCACTTACAAGAGCGCCGCTGGCGCCCAAGCACCTGTCGCCCCACGCCAAGGAAGAGTGGAAAAGGATCATGCCATTGCTGATCGCTCGCCGTATCATCACCAAGAGCGACCTTGCAGGAGTTGAACATTACTGTGCTGCGGTGGGCGCGGCGCGCACGATAGCCGACACCATGACCACTGGCGGGCTGCCCGACCTCAGGCTTGCCGGCCTCCACATTCGATACATGCAGACCGCGCGCCAGCTCGCTGCCGAATACGGGCTTTCTCCGACAAGCCGCACCCGGATCGGGGCGGCTGTTCTGGATGACGACGACGCCGACAATCCGCTGGTCGTTTGATCATGGCGTTTCTTTTTGCACATTTAGAGCCCAAAAGCGTCAACGCAGAAGTCGAAGCCGCGAAGGTAAACCTCGCTCTGCCACCTTTCGACGCTCTTCTGATCGGTGAGCATGGGATGCCGTCTTACAAGTTCAAGCAAGAAAAGAAGTGTTTCCGTCGATGCGCCCCCTACGCCGTCAGAGAAGCTCGCATGGAGCTCGTCAAACATGAGCTGAAAATTTGGCTCGGTTTGTCGTTCGTGAACAAATTCAACACCCAACTTGGCGACTTTGGTGCAGATTTCCACCTTCTTCTGACGCACCTGTTGCATGCCTTCGTCGAAGGTCTGCCCAAACGAGACACTGATAGTGGAAGAGAAAATTCCAGCAGCAAGAACGAAAACAAAGTTCTTCAAGAAAACAAACCTCTAGGCGGCAATATTGCCTTCGCGGACACCTAGCCAGTGAATTCTGAGATAGGCAATAGACATGCTCGTTAGTAGCACCTACCCGGCGTGGATCGATGACAACAGCGCCATCTCGGACCCTCTTGGTCACGGAAAGCGCGCCGTCAATTTCTTGCATCGGCTGCGCCACCCGGCAGCCGTGAACGACAACCGCGCACAGAACGCCGAGATCGAAAACAAACACCCCAGAGCATTTCAGCTAGCGCCATTTCAAGAGCGGATTGTCCAGCGCATCTATGGGCCGCGTCACGAAGACGGGCGCCGGATCGTCAAGACGGTGTTTCTGATGCTGCCGCGCGGGAACCGCAAGACGAGCTTAGCCGCCGCCCTGTCCCTCTTGCATGTGATCGGTCCAGAAAAGGCGCTCGCCGGGCAAGTAATCTTCGCTGCGTCGGACCGGGAACAGGCTGGTATCGGATTTCGTGAGGCCGCTGAGATCATCCGGCAGGATCATCGCCTCGTTGCTGCAACGCGCATTCACGACGCGCACAACTCTCTCAAGCAGATCACGCACATCGACAGCGGCGCGCGACTGCGCGCTGTGTCCAGTGACGGGCGCGCACAGCACGGCACGACTCCGGCCTTCGTGTTGGCTGATGAGATTCACGCCTGGAAGGGCCGCGATCTATGGGAAGCGCTGAAGTCCGGCCTCGCGAAGACGGACAACAGCTTGATGGTGATCGCCACAACAGCGGGCCGGGGTCATGAAACGCTGGCGGCCGAGCAGTATGACTACGCCCGGCGTGTTGCCCTGGGCGAGATCGACAACCCGGAATTCCTACCGATCATCTTTGCCGCCGAGCCAGATGAGAACTGGCTCGACGAAGGCACTTGGCATCGCGTCAATCCCGGCCTGAAGCATGGCTTCCCGAGCCTATCCGGTCTGCGCAGTTTGGCGAAGGAAGCGAAGGATCACCCGGCCGAGCGTTACAGCTTCCAGCAATACAACCTCAACATCTGGCACGGGAACAGTCGTGACCCCTTATTCAGCATGGCGACCTACGATGCCCGGCGGTTCGAGGAAGATGAGACAGACCTAGAAGCGTTGCCGTGCTGGGTGGGCGTCGATATGGCGCTCTCCGGTGACACGGCGGCGGTGGTGGCCGCATGGCGGCACGATGACGGGCAGATCAGTATTAGGCCATGGTTCTTCATTCCTGGTGACGACCTGAAAGGGAGAGGCGAGCGCGACGGCGTGCCCTACGAGCGCTGGCGCGATGAAGGGCTGATCACCGCCACGCCCGGCCCGATCATCGACGCTGAGGCGGTTGAAGATCACCTTCGCGAGCTGGCGGCGCGCCATGACGTGCGCGAGATTGCCTTCGATCCGCACCTTGCCCGGCAGATCATGCAGCGGCTCTATGACGACGGACTTCCCGTGATCGAGTTGAGGCAAGCCCCCCTGAGCATGGGCGTCGCCATTGGTGATCTAGAACGCACCGTCAACGGTCACATGATCCGCCACGAAGGACACCCCGTGCTAAGGCACCACTTCGATAGCGTCGTCGCGAGCCGGAATGAAAGCACCGGCCTGATCAGGATGCACAAGGGCAAGAAGACGGACCGGATTGATGGAGCCGTTGCCGCCGCCATGGCTGTGCACCGCGCCGTCGCCGGTGAAAGTAACAAGTCCACCTACACCGGCGATGACGCCGAGATTTTCACCTTCTGAGGTAAGAGCAATGACTGACGTAAACCTGCCGGGCCTGATCGTCCCGATTGAAGCGCGGATCGACAAACTCGAGAAGGGGCTCGAACGAGCGAGCCGGGCTCAGCGTAAGACCGCCCTCGACATGGAGAACCGCGCAAAGCAATCCGCAGACCGCATCGGTAACACGTATGCTAAGGCGGGCGATGTGGTCGCCGCCGCTTTCAAGCGTCTCGCTCTGCCTGTCATGGGCGCTGCCGGTCTCGCTGGAATCGCCAAAGCTTCTCTCGATGCGGCGCGAGGGGTCGCACAGATCGGCGATGAAGCAAAACGGGCGGGCGTCTCGACGAAGGCCTTTCAAGAATGGAAGTTCGTTGCCGATCAAAACCGCATCGCCGTCGACTCGCTGATCGACGGTCTCAAAGAGCTGAACCTGCGTGCTGACGAGTTTGTCGTAACAGGCAAGGGCTCCGCGGCTGAAGCATTTGCCCGTCTGGGCTATAGTGCCGAAGAACTCAATGAGAAGCTGCAAGACCCCTCCGAGCTAATGCTAGACATCATCGGACGCATGAAGAGCCTGAACACCGCAGCACGCATCCGCGTCGCGGATGAGCTATTCGGGGGCACCGCAGGCGAACGTTTCGTTGAACTGATCGACCAGGGTGAAGACGGCCTACGCCGCACCGTAGATCGGGCACATGAGCTGGGCCTCGTGCTTAGTGACGAAGTTATTGCCCAAGCCGACGATGTGTCCCGCAAGTTCGATGAACTCACACAGCGCCTCGCCTCCTTCGGTAAGCGCGCCGCCGTGGCTGTCGCAGATGGTGTCGCCGAGATCGCCGATCTGCGCGCAAAACTGGATGGCATTTTTGCGGATGAGACGCAGGGCCGCGCTATCCTTGGCAACGAGCTGTATGATGCGCTCGAAAAGAACCGGGACGTGGTAGATGCCCAGGTTGTGGACCTTGGTCTTCTCCGCAAAAGTTACGAAGAGCTCAGCGACACGGTCCGAATGACAACGGGCCAGCTTGTGCAGTCGTCTAATCAAGCGCGCGCATGGGGCTATGTAGAGCAATCTGCCACCATGTCAGAGGCGACGGAGCAGATGCGCGCGCTCACCGATGAATTCACGAACGGCACGCTCACCGGCGAAGAATTCGCGGAGCAGCTGAGCGAGATACAAGGACGTGCCGCCGCCGCTTTCAACACGATGGAAGAAAGCGACAAGGTGGAGTTCTCGAATGTGATCTCTCAGGTGTCGCAACTTGGAGCGGTCATTCAAACCGTGCTCGGGCTGACCTCCGCGCTCAACTCGGCTTTGGCGAACACCGCCGGCGTGGAATTAGGGAAATCAGAAATCCAGACATTCCGCGAAGCTGACGCCGAGTCGATGCGGAACTGGGAAATTGAGAAACAGAACCTGAGCGACTTCCTCGCAGTAGAGGGAGAGCGCAACGCCATGTCGCGCGAGCGCCTGTCGCTCGAAAACGAAATCGCATCAGTGCAGAAGCGCGCCGCAGCCGATGGTGTCTTCTTGACGCGCTCTCAGGCCGAAGCAGCGGCATCCGCGAAGATCGCCGCCGACGCCGCACGTAGCTCGGCCGGTTCTTCCCGCGGTGGTGGTGGAGGTGGCGGCGGTTCAAGCGACGACTTCGGCGACGATGTAGCGGCAATTCAGGAAGAAACCGCCGCTCTGATCGCCGAGGCCAATGAACTTAACAATCTCGTGCTTGGCTTTGAGAAGCTCAGCATCGCGCAAGATATCGCGCGCACGAAGGCCGAATTGTTGCAGAGCGCGCAGGCGTCCGGTCGCACCATCACCCCGGCGCTCACCGCGGAGATCGAACAATTAGCCAACAGCTACGCGAACGCGGCACAGCGCGCAGAAGATGCTCAGCAGAGGCACGAGGACTTCGCGAAGGCGGTATCCGATATCAATGGCTCGCTCAAAGATGCCTTCACCGGCCTGGTCACCGGCGCGACGACGTTCACGGAGGCTTTGGGTAACGTCCTGAGCAAACTCGCTGAGATCGCCGCCAGCCGGTTGTTTGAAGCCCTCTGGGGTGGCGTCGGTGGTGACAATTTAATCGGCTCCGTGCTGAGCGGTCTCGGGTTGTTCTCATCGGGCGGCTACACTGGCGACGGCGGCAAGTTCCAACCCGCCGGGGTCGTCCACAAGGGTGAATTTGTCTTCTCGAAGGAGGCTACGAGCAGGATCGGTGCAGCTAACCTGAGCGCACTCCATCAAACAGCTCAACGCGGCTACGCGAACGGTGGCCTTGTTGGGAGCACTATGGGGCTACAGTCCGCTTCAGGCGCACGGTCGGACGCTCAAGCCTCGCAGGCGATCACCATCAACGCGCCCGTCACGGTCAACGGCTCGTCAGGCACGCCGGAGCAAAACCGTGATCTGGCGCGACAAGTGACCCGCGAGCTCGAAGGCACAATGCGCGGCTTGGTCGTGGATGAGCTGCGCCGCCAGATGCGCCCTGGCAACATCCTCAATACCCGAGGTTAAAGGAGTAGATCAGCAAGCCCGCGACGGAACGTTACGCGTAACTCGTAACGCGTTGCTAGTATTGAAGTTTTTAAGAATCTACTCTTGCCATAAGAAGACTTAAGTGTTATAACTCCATCACCAGACACAATGGAGAAGAACATGTCTAAGCCCGCCGTTCAGCTCGCTCCTGAACGTCACCTTCAATTAAAGCGCCTCGCCGAAGCACTCGGCGGCGTAAACATCAGTGAAGCTCTCGGAAAGCTCATCGAACTTGCGATGAGCGAAGGACTGATCGAGCACGAGATCCCTGGAATTCGCATCAACGCATTGCATGATGGCATCGCTATCGCGTTTGAGAACGGCGCGACGCAGGGCTTCTCATTTGAAGAAGCTGCCGATCTTGCAGCTTCAATCCGGCGCACTGTTGGGAAAGAAGCTGCACCGCTCAAAGAGATCGACAGCCAGATCGAACCCAATCCGAAATTCGCGATCAAGAAAACGGGGCACGGCCTTTCGATTTCTATCCCGGCCGCATCAGCTCCGAAGTCACTTGACCGCAGTCTTGGCAACGAATTCGCGAGACTGATCGAAAAGGCGATCGCGGACCAAGCCGGCTAGTTCCGTCCGAAGGCGCGCTTTCCACACTCTTTTTCATTCAACACGTTGTCCTGTCCCACCGGGTCAGGACTTATCTTTCCTACATCGATTCCAGTATGCCCACCGTGTTCGATCTTAGACAGCAGGCTCTAAAAGCCATCGCTGCAAATCGCGCTGAAGAACGCGAACTGCGTCGCTTCATCGACGAGACGTTCGATCGCGTCTTCAATTCGCCCGACGAAGAACCGTCCCTGACCGAAGATCCCGTTC